TACAAATAAAACTTTTAACGCTATACAAATAAAACTTTTAACGCTATACAAATAAAACTTTTAACGCTATACAAATAAAACTTTTAACGCTATACAAATAAAAAACTTTATATACAAAAATATATAAAGTTTAAGATATATTTATTAAATATAATGGGAACAAAAGGTTCATTTGGTTATAAGATAGGTAAAAAATTAAGATTAATGTCAGTTCAATATGACGCTGATTTACTTTGGCAAATATTAGTTAGAGAGATATTTGTATTAATGAAGCATTATGGAAATATTGAATTATTACGTGAAGCGTTTGTAAATTTAAAAGACGCCAAAGGAAAACCATCAAAAGAAACAATTGAAAAATGTAAAGTATTTTCCGATTTAAAAGTATCAAATGAGACAATGAATGAGACAATAAATGATTGGTGTTGTTTATTGAGACATTGTCAACATAGTTTTATAAATATTCTAGATTCCGGTTATTTTTTAAATGACGGAAATGAGTATTTAGGGTTAATTTTAATATTAGATTTTAATACAAATTCAGTTATATTTTATAGTAAAAAAAACAAAAAAGAAATTAAAATTCATGAAAAAGCAACAATAGATGAAATAATGGATTTTGAAGATATGCCGACAAAGACGCTAATAGAAATAATAGAAGAGATGAACGAAAAATTTAAAATCTATTACGCTAATAGTAAAAAAATAATGATTGAAAAAAATAATATAGAATCGATTATTAATAAAGCAAAGGAATTAGGAGGTGAACAAAATATAATTCAGAGAGCAAAACAATTGCTAGATGATTTAGATTGGGAAAATACAAAATTAAATATGGAGTATAGAGTTTTTTATAATAGATTGGATGCATTAAATTTAATAGATTATAACAATTAACAAACGTTATTCAATAAGAATTAAAATTCAGAATTATGAATCAGACTTAAATAAATAGCAATTAACTTGTGGAAATAATTCCAACACAGAACCTAAATAACTAATATAATCATCAATAAATGATATATGCTGATAATTATTAAGTAAATTATATTTTTTAATATATTCACCTTTTGAAATTTTATTATCAGTATAATGAATTTCATATTGTTCGGGATTCTGGATTCCAACCTGAATAAATTGTTTTATAGTTAAATCATGAGATAAACGATCTCTTGCCGTTAAGAATATTAATTTTCCTCCAAGTCTCCGAATAGAATTTACCATTTCTACAAACCCTTCTGGATCAGTTAATTTAATAAAACCCATATTATACGCAATATTTCTCCAATCTATAGCAGCTTTTTCTAAATCATTTTCTTTAATTTCTAAAAAAATACTATCATTTTTAACTAACTGATAAATTCTCTCCATACTAATTGAACAATGAAGTAAAGTAAAGTCAATATCACAAATCACAAGAGGTTTTATATCTTCATTAAACGTAACTCTCTTAAATGTATTAATTATTGTAAATTTAGACATTTTTATTGTTTTTTATTTTTATGAAATAATAAAAAATACAAAAGTATTTCAATTTTATTTTATAAAAACATAATAATTGAATTATATTATATGAATAATTCTGAATTAAAATTTTTACCTTATACAGCAACATCATTATCAGTTGTCGGAAGATGTATTTTTATGTTTTTGTTATATAAAAATAAAAGCGCAAATTCACTGTCTCTATTGTTTTGTATTTTGAATATTTTTTCATCGAGTATGTGGATTTATTATAGTATAAATATGAATGATTTGCCGATGATCATAAGGAGTTCAACCGAGTTATCTCTATTATCAATTTCATCAATTTATATCATACGCAACAAATTATCTCAAAATAAGCAAGAAATAGATAAACAAATATTACCGAGTTAGTTTATACTACTTTTTGTAAATTTAAAGTTATATTTTCTTTTTGTAACCATATATTGACCACATGGTCCACAATGGTCTTCATTAGACATGTCAATTTTGCGGTTAATTTTTTTATCACAATAATCGATTTGCCAACGTCCTAATGGTTTTTTTCCATAATCAAATAATTTGGTCTTAACTATGTTAATAAATGATTTCATTTTTAGAACTTACTATTAGTTATATTATTATATTTATATAAATTTTATATATTAACTTATAAAATATATAAAAAAATAACAATAATAAATATAACGGAGATGCCATCATTTTTATGTTTAAACTTGGGAAATATAGATAAATACATGTATTTAAAATTATTTGTAGACACAAATGATGAAACATTAAAAGCAAAATATGTCGAATACATAATTCAACGTGAAAATAAAATGATTAAAGACCCAAAAAATATAGATGCAGGTTTCGATATTTTTGTTCCTGATGAAATATTATTACTCAATAATATTGTGAATAAAATAGATTTTAAAATCATATGTTCAGCGCAAATAGTCGAATTGAGTAAAGATAGAGAACATGAAGCGTCAAAATCTTATAATACAGGTTATTATATGTATCCGCGTTCGAGTATTTCAAAAACTCACGTAAGGTTAGCCAATAATGTAGGTATAATTGACGCCGGATATAGAGGTCATTTAATGGGTATGTTCGATGTAGTTTACGGATATGATAATACTTTAACAATTAATAAGTATGACAGATTATTACAAATTTGCGCTCCAGGTTTAATTCCTATTATAGTTGAATTAGTTCATACTAAGGAAGAATTAGGTAATGAAACTATAAGAGGTGACGGAGGTTTTGGTTCAACAGGTCGTTAAATATAATTATTTAAGTTCTTTAATTAAATAATCAATCCTTTTAATTTCATCAGTTGTACAATTCATGTTAGATTTTCTTTTTGTTTTAGTTTGTTTACCTTTATTTATACGTCTATTTTCTATACGTCTATTTTCTATACGTTTGTTCGTTTTATTCTTACTCATATATATTATTAAATTATAAAATATTAATCATTTAATAATATATGAACCTAAAAGATTTAAAAAAATTAATAAATGAAGAAAACAAAACAAAATTAATTGGATTATTAACAATACTAATAACACTATGGTTAATATTGTATTTTATTCCAGAATTATTTAGTTCTCTCTTTAATACATTATTAGGTAATTTAATATTATTGATAATAACTCTAATAACTTTAATGTACAATACAAGATACGGAATCATAATTGGAATAATTTTTATTGTATTATATAGATTCTCTCAATTATCAGTAGAGAGAAAAAAAGAAGGATATCAAAATTCATCAATTCAAAACTTTATTGAAATACAGAATTCGATTAATCCACAAATAGTTTTTGATACAAATATGATACAAAAAAATCAAGTAACTCAAGAAGAACTTGATTATTTTAATGAAAATAGTATGTGGTCTTGGTCGGATAAAACGACGAAACTTTATGAAGATTCTATAAAAAAAAATCCATTTATAAGAACGTATTCGGGAGATTCAGTTAATTACGCTAGAAAAATATACAATGAGAAAGCAATATTAATGATTCTCTCTTATCAAGCAAAAGAAGGACAATTTCTTTTAAACGGTGTATCTGTAAAAGATCCTTCAGGAAATACATCGGAAGATTTACCGAGTGGTTATGGAAGTTTTGGTTATAATTCTGGATTAATAGATAATAAGAGTAATGATATTATAAAATGTAATATGAAGAATTCTTATAATCCTAAATTAGAGAGAATAACTTATACAGGTAAAGGAGGTATTTATGGTGAACAAACTTTTAAGACATCCTCAATAAATAACGATGACATAGAAAGTATAATTCCAGGTTTTAAATTTATAGACAGTCCGTGTAATCCATGTGTGGCTTTAAAACCGGATCCAGATTATTCATGTAAATTTAAATTAGAAACAAAAAATGATACATCTATAAGTAAAGTTTGGCAACAATTATGGGGTATGGATTAATCTTTACCGATAAAATCATAAAATCGCGCTTCAATATATTCACTTGCATGAAAGTATCCATTAAATGTTGTCACATATTGATAAGGACTATTTTTAACGGGGATACTAACACGTATACAGTTATTGAATATCCTGATGTCGAAAATATTAGTTTCATATCCAATCTTAGCGTAACAAATGTGATTAAATTCATTTTTAATTAAACTCCATCCGTTATCTACAAAAATTTTGTCGAGTAATAAAAAACCTTTATTTTTGACGGTAGAATTAGTGTCGCACGATGTATTATTTGTAAAATCCATTTTAATTAACTATATTAATAAAACTTTAAATGAATTTAAATAATATTTATTAATATTAAATATGGATATACAAACTTTTTTCGCTATGTGTAAAGAATTTTTTGATATGATTTACTCAAATATAGAAAGTGATGAAGATGATGAATAAATAGAATTAAAACAATCTATTATGATTAATATAAGTTATAAATTATATTAATATAAGTATTTAAATTATATTAATAAACCGGTCTCGGCAGGTTTTGAACCTGCGACCTTCTGATTAACAGTCAGATGCTCTAACCAACTGAGCTACGAAACCAAATCCTTAAAGGATAGCAAGTAAATGTTTCGATCATTTGACCTTGTGGTTATGAGCCACACGCGCTTCCTCTGCGCCAACCTGCTACAACGGGCTCCTGATTTTATAATTTTTGCTTAATTGAATCGCTGTAAGGAACCCTACAATTAATAATATTAATTTGTCTTTAAGTAATTTTAAAATAAATATATTAACCAATAAACTAACAAACTATGTCGACTAATCTCATACCATGATTAGCAATAAAACCATTAAGTTTAGGATGATTTAAAACTTTATCAATAAGTAATATTTTATCTGACGTTAATTCGATGTTGGTCAAATTGTTATATATAGATTCAATTTCATTATAATAATTTTCATTCATTATTATTCTTTGAATTTTAATGATTTTATCTAATTCATTTCTCTCATTACTCAATAATAAACGTTCTTTTTGAGAATATTTACTTATATAATCAATATCATCATACATATTTATTAATTCATTTAATCTCTTTTCTAATACATTTAACATTTGATTAGTGATTGGTTTAGGTAAATCATCATTGTTTTTAATATAATCATTAAATATTTTAACGTCGAAATACTTGAATTCTTCAGGGTTTGTAATTCTATTTATACGAAGAAAACCATTACTTTTTATAAATGTGCGACCATAAATATATTTTCCGTAAAATTCTTGTTTTTTAAACAAAAAATTTAAATCTCCATAAGGTACAATAATTAATTTAGAAACTTTGTCAATCCCAACTATATTATATTGTATCATATTTCTAACTCCCATGCAAATAGGTAAAATATCATTATATAAATCTAGAGGTTTTACAAGTTCAATTTCATACTGAACCCCATAATCGAAACCACGAACCATATATAATATTATATCTCATTTTTATATTATTTTTATATTATATAACTAGAGACCTAGATAGTTAAAAATATAAAGTAAAACCATAAAACTATAAATTGTAAACTATAAATTATAAATTGTAAATATCTAAAGATATAAAACGTATTGTATTATATATAGAAAGTGTTAAAAGATAGCGAAATAGGAGTGATATTTTGTATGTTATTTATTTCACCATTATTATTGTGTTTATTTTGTAAAATCTGTAATAGACAAAGAAATAATAAAAAAAATAACAACGAAATGAGAGCAATAAAAATAAAACCGATTGATTATGAAGTATTTATAGATGAACATATAGAAGAATTAAATAAAACAAATGAAATAATTTTAGGAGAAAAGGTATAAAAATAATTTACATAATATTATAATACTAAATGTCATATCAATTTGATCATTGGGAAATTTATGATTTTTTAAACGATTATAATTTATTTCACAAAAAGAGGGAAAAAGAAATGATTTTAGCAAAGAATAATGATAAAAGTAATGATAAGAATAATTCTCAGAAAAAAAATGTAAGATATTCCAATAGAGTGAGTGTTATACTGATTCCAACAAATCAAGAATATATTGACGCAGGTATAGAATTATGGTATAAAGTTTAATAAGTATTTAAAATACATATTAAATAAAAGGTCTTACTGGGATTCGAACCCAGGTTAGAGGATTCAAAGTCCTCTGTGCTTACCACTACACTATAAGACCTTAAAATGAGGTATTTTTGTAATAAATACTTGGATAACACCTCAAAGAATTTTCATGAAATTCTAACCTATACAAAGTCTAAACTATACAAAGTCTAACCTATACAAAGAATTTTCATGAAATTCTAAACCAATTACCGAAATTATAATATTTTTTTAATTATTAATTGCTGTCATGGATATTATTAGGCCTAAGTTTGCGCTATCCATTGATTTGCGAAATAAAGAATTAAACTTATTTCGTAGTGATCAGTCCCGTTCCCACGCTAGCTTCCTCCGTTAATTTTCGTTGAAAATTTAAATGATCGCTGTAAGAAGCCAATAAGTAAGTGCTCATGGGCGGGTTTGAACCGCCGACCTTCGTGTTATAAGCACGATGTGCTAACCGACTGCACCACACGAGCATAAAATTTCTACAGTTGTAGAATTCGAACCTGCCAAAATGAATTATTTCCCATCAGGGAAACAAACCCTGCATGGGACTTGAACCCACAATCTCCGGATAGCATCTAAATATATTTAGAAGTCCGATGCTTTATCCGATTAAGCCAACAGGGCATATGACCATATCTCTATAGTCATATTGTAATATGAATATGTCTTTAAATAGTTTTATACTAAATATAATATTATATTATTTTATATTTATATTTATATAATGTTGCCAATAGCGCCTTCATTGAATTCATTATTTTTTACTGGGATACTTATTTTGTCTATTTTCATAATATTTTTTATGAATTTTACAAAAATAATAAAATTAGATTTTTATAAAAAGTTGATTCTTCTCTCTATAATGACAATAGCAATCGGTATCCATGGACTAATTCATCTTGGAATGGAAGTTTATTATGGGTTTAATCCTTATCAATGGTTTTAACATCTAAAAGCAAACGCTAAAATACCTACTGCTGTTATACCCAAAACTAATCCCATATGATAGTTATATTGCATTTCCCTATACATTTGTAACCACGCTTTAACTTCTTCCGGTCTCCCCATATGATTTAACATCCAATCTGATTTAGGTGATAAAATATAATAAAAATAATTTGTTAAAAAAGATGTAGCGATAACAGTACATATTAAACCTGTATTATTCATTTTGTTACCCTTAATTTTTAAGTTGTAAAATATGATGAAGAGAGAAAGTATAAAACCAAGGGCGTATCCTTGATAACCTATATAAATTCTCTCTTTCGATATTTTGTCATATCTTTTCTGTAGGTCCGAAGATAATTTATCTTTATAACGCTTAACAATTTCACTTTTATCTGTCATATTATAAAAATATATCATTCCAATAATAAAAACTGCCGATATCATACAACTAACAGTACAAGCCATTATATAATTTACAATATAATAAAATTTAATATCTAATAATAAGTTATAGCAATGACTTATTTTGATATTTATGTGACTTTGATAGTTATTGTAAAATTTATTTTTATTATTTTAGCAGTAACTCACGTATATTTAAAAACTAAAGGTATTAAAAAAGATTTAGACAAAAAAATAGTCCATTGGAAAGAGAGATTAGAATTTGTTTTTATTGCAATGATGGCATTATTATTAATTTATGTATTCCACCCGAGATTAGATAATATGAAATTAATAAATTATGAAACCAGAATATTATTATATCTATTTGGGTTTATATTGCTACTTACGGCAAAATGGAGTACTTTTATAGAAGAGGCGCCTTGGTTTTCCACATTACAAGGCATAATTGGTCACAAATAAATAAATTACATTCTTTTTCTTTGCGCTAAATAACCGGCAGATGTTCTTCCGACCATTCCTACATCTGTATGCGGTTTATAAATGAAAGTTCCTTTACTTATTGTGTAACATAAATTACTCGAACATCCGTTATACATTTTATTGTACGGAAGTAAAGTTGTATCAAACATAGTTTTAAAATTGGTTGATTTATTTAATCTATTAGATGGATAAGGAGTCGTATAAGTCGTCGCAAGACTAAACATTATATTATAATAGGTTATAAAAATATTATAATATATTTAATGTCTTCCACAAGAACCGCACCCAGGCTGAACATTATGAATTCTTTTAATTATAGGAGCAGTTAGAGCAGTTGGTGGCGATTTTACACTTGGTACAGAGGTTGTTGCTAAATTAGCGAAATTATTTTTTATTTGTGGTTGGGGAGGTACCATATTTCCATTTGACAAGAACATATTTATTTTGGTGGGCATACTATAAATAATGTAAATATTTTAATTATATTTTTTGTAATTATTAAAGTATAGAATTACCCAAAAATTCTTCTAAAGGTATTGAACAGTTTACTCCATAATCCGAACTATATACTGAAAAAACCCCTAATGATGATGGTGAATAACTAGAATTACAATTACAAGGATAATAATATTTTAATTCATCTACATTAGTTGTTTGTATTGTTCCGTCTTCAAACTGAATAGTATAAACATCATTAACAATTGATGTTATTGTAGCTACGGAATAATAATTAGTACCTGTTTTAATGGCGTAAACATTTTGTCCGACCTTAAATTCAAAATTCACATTAGGATACGGTTGCCATAATGGGTCATTATATAATTTAATGTCTTGATTTAAGGTTTGTTCTTGTGGACAATCACATGAACTGACAATATTAGTTTTAACAGTTTTGCCACCATAAATGGGGAACGCAGGATTGAATGGTATGGGACTTCCAAATGTAGGTGGGACAACTCCGCGTCTCATGGGTCCTTTACCTTTAAGTCTATTTAAATATCTATCATACGAGTTATGTTTAATATCACAACCGACTCCTCCAGGAGTTTGACAACCGGGTCTACTCGATGTAACAGAGGTATGTTTTCTATTAAGACTAGTTCCGAATCCAGTAGGTATGGTAGCTCTTTGAACACTAGGAACAGGTCTGTCACTCATTTGATTCCAACATACTCCATAGGTTTGAGCAGTAGGTTTTTTATAAGCGCTTAATGGTCCTAAATTAGCAGTATAGAGAGAAGCGTAAACGCGAACAGTATTTTGTATAAGTTTTAATTTTTGATATTGATCAGCAGGTGTATTTCCATTTAAATTTGTATCACAATTTCTACATCTATAAATAAAAGGTTGTAAACCTATAATTTTATTTGGTTCATTAAATACAATAGATGATTTAGACGTCTGTATCATTTATATATATAAAAAGATATTATATTATTTTTCGTAAAGTAATAAACTTTGTAAATTTATAACTTTGTAAATTTATAACTTTGTAAATTTATAAGTTCGTAAAAAAATTGATATAATAAATAAGAATAACATTAAATACAAAGAAAACCCGATTTTAAAAGTAAAACCCAATTCAAAATAAATTTTAAAATGAATAAATCTTCTCAATGTTGTATTTATTGTGGCAAAACATATAAAAAAAAAATAAATTTAGATAAGCATTTAATTGTATGCGAATTAATAAATAAAAAAACAAAAGTAGAATATTTAGAAGATGATAATTTACCTTCACAACGCAAACTATATGAGATGCTAATTGAACTAGGACAAAAATATAAAAATTTAGAAGAAAAAGTTGAAGAAATGAATAAATATATTGTTAAAAAGAAAAAAAAGATTAATTTAATTGAATGGTTAAATACAAATGTAAATCCGAGTATGATATTTGACAATTTAATTAACGCTATTATTATTACAGAAAATGACATAAAATATTTTTTGGAAAACTTATTTATTGATTTATTGGATGAAATATTTCAACGGACAATTTATAATATGAATGAATCAGACAGACCGATATTTGCTCTATCACATAAACAAAATATACTTTATATTTATAATTGTAATAATTCTAATAATTGTTGGTCAGAAATGACAAATGAGCAATTATTTAAGTTTTTAAATAAAATTCATATAAACGTTATAAATGAATTTTATGTATGGAAAAAATCTCAAAGAGATTTAATATTAAAAGACGATAGTTACGCAATAAAATGTGACCGAGCAACTGTAAAATTAATGGATATAGATTTAAAGCGAGATGTAATGATAACAAAAATAAAAAATTTAATATTTTCAAAGATTAAAACTGATATAAAAGCATTTGTAGAATATGAATTTGAAGTTTAAAATAAAATTTTAACGTCTAATGGTTTTCTTATAATTTTTTTGGCTTCTTTTACTTCTTTTACTTTTTTTATTTCTTTTAGTTCTTTTAGATTTTTTCTTTCCACCTTTAACATAGTTATTAATTTCATTTGTTGGTATTTTATTTATACTTTGTAATTTCATACAATTAAATAATAATTGTTGTTTACATAATGGACATAAATCAGAAGTTTTATAACATGAATTCAATATACATCCTCTATGAAAAATATGATTACTGGGACAAACTTTAATAACATCATTATACTTAATATAACACGAATCATTTTTATTTGGACCATCAAAATTATTCATATATTCATAACATATAGAGCATTCTGGAAATGTACCTTCGGGTCTTTTTTTGGGAGGTGGAACATAATCCGCTAAATAATGTGTAATATCAAAATCTTCATTATCAGAATCAGACATATTATATAATAGATTTATAAAAATATTATATGATATAAAAAACTTTATTAGATTTAAACGCTAGGGAAACTAGGTTGCATCGCAATTCCACATACTCCAGGATCACTTACAGATGAAGAACGAGCAATCTTTACGTAACCACTTTCGCCCCAACTGGAACTCCATGAGTTCTTAACGAGCCAGTAATCTTGACCATTTTCGCTACCATAACCAACAACCAATACACCATGATCTAAATTAGTTCCACATTTAGTAGACGTCAATACACCACTAGAGTAAAGTTGGAAATATGCGGTATCAGCCTCAATCGCAACAGAAACTGGTTGCATCGCAACAGCGCCCTTCAAAGATAGTTGGTCATTAGGTTTAACATCAGAGCATGATGTAATATGCGCAACAGCAGTACATTTAGAATTAGAACAAGTTCCTCCGGTCTTAGTTACACCAGAAGTGTAAGGATAAGAAGTGAGAGAACATTGCCCATATTGCATAACAAATTTAAACGCACCCTCCATTTGTCCTCCATTACAACCATAAGAACCATAAGCGATGCCAGTAGCGCAATCAACTAACTCTTGTTCAGATAAGTCAACAAGTTGTCCCTTAGCGATAGCCCAAGCGCCCTCAACCGCACCGGTAGAAGAAAAAGTCCAGCAAGAACCACATTGTCCTTGATCTTTAACAGAAGTAACTGCTCCCTTAACACGCCAATCAATCGAAACGGGCGCTCCAACAGCGCTAGAAGAAAAAGTCTTACATCCATAACTGGTAAGAGGTCCTTGAACTCCCTTAATGTAAGTTTTTTTAAATTCATCAGGAGTTAAATCAGCAAATTGATTGACACCCATAGTAAAATTTTGTGTGGTATCCATATTGTGAGCAATAATCTTACGAAGATTGTTACGGAAAACATTAAAACGTTCTTCTAATTCTTGAATATTAGAATAACTTTTGCTAAATTTCTCTTGGAAATTATTAAAATGGGTCCATTCTTCTTCCTCAGATAAGACAGAACTTAAAACCCTTTGTCTCAAAAAGGGTTGAGCGCCAGAGAGAGTGAAAAAAGTTGTAAACAATAAGAATAATTTAAACATTCTCTTATAATTATATTAGTTATAAAAATCTTTTTAATATGTTTTAATTTACAATATATTTTAATTAACAGTATATTTCGTTTTAAACTCTTCAGGTGTCATTAATTGTATTCCTAATTTTTTTGCTTCCATTACCTTTCCTGTATCATCATCTTTATCTTTCGCTAAAACTATAAATGTTTTTGTTGATACACTTGTTCCTATCTTGACACCAATATTTTTTAAATCATCTTGTAATTTTACATCTCTAAACCCGGTCAATACAATTATTTTGCCAAATAACGGATGTGACTCATCTATTTCTTTTTTCGTGGATATACCTTCCGCTAATTTTTGAACTAATTTAGCGTCTTTTATAAATTGAATAAAATTAGGTATTTTTTCAACAAACGCTTCAGCAGTTTTGGTTGCCATTCCTTTAATATCTGATATTTTTGAAATTTTTTGTGATTTTGTTTCTTTCGATAGCAAAACAGATGGATACGTGTCCATAATTAGTTCTAATTTTTTTTCACTGAACCCTCTACCAAACATATTAGACGCAGACATTATAGTAACAAGAGAAGCTTCATCGATTTTCTCTCTAATTCCATTATATATCTTTGTGGCAGTTTTTTCTTTAAAACCTTCAACAGTTAATAAATCATCTATTGTCATTCTTAAAATTTTAGAAACTGTATCAAAACCTGCGTCAATAATTCGTCTTATGTTACCACTACTTAAACCATCAACACCGATTCCTCTGAAGAACCCTGTAATATTTTTCTCTCTAACTGTTTCATCAGAATCTATATTTTCAAGCATAATATCAATGTGAGTATCATTCCATTTATAAGAAATAGAAGGCATTTTTGGTTGTTCTGCAGGAACAATTATTTTACGAATATACGGGATAACATCGCCGCTTCTAATTAATTCAACAACAGAACCTACACCAATTTTGTTTTCATTGATAAATGCGGCGTTAAATCCAGTTGCGTATTCAATTTTAACACCACCCAAATTAATAGGTTCTATTTGAATACGAGGTTTTAAATAACCATCTTTGCTCGCTGCCCATATTACATCAACAACTTTCGCTTCAGCTATTTGATCAGATAAAACCATTTTAAAAGCAAACGCATATTCTGGGTTACCCGGTTTACGTTCATAAATTTTATCATCTGAAACTATTATACCGTCTATTTCATAAGAATAATTCTCTCTCCATTCTACAAGAATTTGTGATAATAATTCATTACTCAATGTATTCTCAGTCTTATATAATACAACTTCTATATCTAAAGTTAATAATAAATTCATTTGTTCAGATGGTTTAAATATGGGTTTCATTACTTCATACGCTACAAAGTGTAAGTCATTCATTATTTCTTCTTTAGGAATTGTTTTTTGATTAATTATACCAGCGACCATGTTTCTTGGATTAGCGAATTTTGACGCGTATTTACTAGCAAATGTATCTTTTGGAATAATAAATTCACCACGAATGGTTATTCCTTTTGTTTTCGGTAATCTTAAATATGGTATGAGATGACTTATGTCTTGACCAACTAATCCATCTCCTCTAGTGTAGAGTTTGGGTATTCTACCTTCTGTCGAATATAATCCACTAACTCCATCAAGTTTACATGATAATACATAAGGTCCCCTATATTTAGAAGTCCAATTAGAGAGAACACCAGTATCAGGTTTTATTTTATCCATTGAACCCATTGGATAAGGTAAAGTTACTTTATTTCTCTCTACTTGTGCACCTATTTCATGAATAATTTGATTCGTTGGATATTTTTGTTCAGTATATTCTTTAATAATATCATACTCATTATCAGTTAAGAATGTTTTTCCCTCAGCGTTATAATAACTTTTATTTGCTTGACTCAATAAATCAGATAATTGTTTTTCATTTAATTTTTCTAATACTGAAATTCCATGTTTTTTAAAGTTTTCTACAAATATTTTAATTTTATCATTTGTAGATTTTTTTTTAGGTTGTGTTTCTTCTTCACCTTCAGATTCTGTATCTTCATCTAAAATAGTTATTGTTTGATGTTGTTTTGGTTTGATTGCTCTACCATCAGTACGTTCATGTGGCGCTTTATATTCAAGTTCCAAAAAATCAAATATATCCTTTTCAGATTTAAAAGTTTTATTAATTCTCTCTCCTTTCTTTTTCCCTTCCATTTTATAAATACCGTGTTCATTCATAGTGTAACCTTTTTCGAGCGCAATATGACGCATAACAGTATTAAAAATTTTACTACCAGTAAAATATAAAATAGCGAAAGGGAATTCTTCTGGAGTGGTATATAGGAAATCAACGCGACGCGCTTTATCGAGCGCATAAAATATTTTTGTAATGACTAAACATTTTGTTGGACCTCTAGAGAGAACATGTAATATTATTTGATTTTTTATTAGATTATCAATAAATTTTATAAAAACATTAGGATCATTTGAAGTGATTATAACATCTATATCTCCAGAATTTTGAGCGCCGCGACGATATGAACCGACTATTTCCATTTTTCCGTCTGTTCCTTTTGCCGAAGATGACCCTTGGTTCGGAAACGCTGTTTCAAATATTTTTTTATATTCTTCAATTTCTGAACGAGGTATTCTTTCCAAAATATCCTCGTAATATTGAAGACCTACTTGTTGAATATCATTTAAAAGATGTTCATTTTCTCTCAATTCTGAAATAGATGTTATTCCAGCGTCAACTAATTCTTTTGCTTTCTTTGGACCAATGCCATAAACTTCGGACAAAATATTTACTGGATTATTTTTCTCTCTTTCTAAAATTTTTAAAGTTCCTGTTTTTACATATTCATTTAATTTTTCCATTATTGTTTCTCCTATACCTGGTTTACCTTTTAAATCATCAGGTGATAATATATCGTCAGGGTAGGACATTATGGTTTCTTGCGCTTTTTGATATGCTCTAGCGCGAAAAGGTTCACCTTGCTTTAACATTATATTCGCAAGTTGTTCCATTAAATCAATAAATTTTTCATTTAAACGTCCAGACATTTTATTTATTTCTTGACTTATCTTTAAATCACTTTCTTTTTTATCGCCTATTTTTTCAGACAAAAAAGTATCAATTTTTTCTTCTTGATGCCCAGGAATTGATTCTGTTGATGATGATTCGATTTTCAATAACTTTTTCCTTTGAGTTTTTTTAGTTTTTTTATTAGGAGACAATAATGATTTTTTATGATTTTTTATGGTAAGTTTTCTTTCCTTATTAATTTTTGTCATATATATTTCGAGAGAAAAATAAAAAATTGATTAAAAGATTTCACTATAATAAGTATTCAATATAATAAGTATTCAAATTTAATAATCATGATGCCTTTAGAAAAAATATTAACCATATTTATAATTTCATCATTTTGTATTTTAATTATTTTGATGTGTTATAGAGTGTATATTTATCATCAAAAAAAAATTCAAAATAAAAAAAGATTAAAAATTGCACAAAATTTAAGAAAATCTAACAAAATTAGACCATTTAAGATTGATGAATTATATCATATAGTGTAAGTTTTTATAAATTATTAAAAAATGAAAAAAGTTCTTGACCAAAAGATGGTCTCACTTTTTTAAATTTAATTTACACAATACAAAGACATTTATACATGTTCTTCTATAATACTAATAACTTGATTCGCATTACTGAATGCTCTTACCTTTGCTGCTTCTGCACGATACATCATATCGGCGTTAATTAGCGCCGTCCTTAATTGAAACAATTCATTTCTCAACTGAGAATTTTCTTCTTCAATTTGTTGAAGATAACGTTTATCTACAAACACTAAATGCTCATCTTCTGCGTCCATTTCTGCCTCGACTTCATCCATTTGAGCTTCCATTTTTTCAATTTCCGCATCAATTTCAGCGTCAATCGGATCGTAAACATAGTCGTTTTCAATTGGCGTCGGTAAATTAACAATAGGATTATCGGGCGTATTAACTTTTGTTACGTTAATGACATCAGAATCACCTAAGTCAATTCTTGGTTTGCGGTCACCAGAAACATGTTTTTTGACGTTATTCGGCAATACAATCCAATACCAAGTCTTATCATAATACAGGCGAGCACTACCGGTATCGGCAATCTCATCTCGTAGTCTATTGGATGACTCGGTATTACGCCAATTTTTGAAATGGATATAGACAGCATTATAGTGCTTTCCATTACGGTCTTCTTTACCTACAAGATCAATATGGTCAACATCACCAATACAACTAAATGCGTTATTGATGTATTCCTTATTAAAATTAGGAAAGACGTGAGGAATGTATAAACTGATATTCTTAAAGGCAGACATTGTTTTGTAACTTGATAACTTTTATTTGTTTGTTATAGTTATGAGTTGTAAAAAGTATTTCAATTTTTTTTATTTATATACATTTTAATGGTAACTAAAAATTTATATAAATTGTATAAAATAAAAACACGCTAGTATATGAATAATTTATTTACACTTTATAATTGACATATGAGTTAAAGTATCCTTATTTATAAATTTTTAGTTATATTAATAATAACCTTATAAATAAAAAAAATTGAAATACTTTTTACAACTCATAACTATAACAAACAAATAAAAGTTATCAAGTTACAAAACAATGTCTGCTCAAATGGATTGCCCTATCTGCATGGAAGTTATTGAAGTTAACAAAAATTGTGTTACTACTGAATGTGGTCACTGTTTTCACGCTAACTGCTTAATGACTAGTGTAGCGCATAATGGTTTCGGATGCCCTTATTGTCGTACCGCTATGGCCGAGATACCAGCGGAAGAAATTGAATATGATAGTGAAGAAGAGGATGAATTATATGATGACAACGTTCTTCGTGGATTCAGATTCTTCTTCAATAATGTAAACGGACAACCTCATGAGGAAGAGGATATCAATGAGGAAGAGGAAGAGGAAGAACAAGAAAATGACTGGTCTGATGTTGAAGATGACGATGTTGAAGAACAAAGCGTACCTTCTACTGAATATGTTGTTGATAAGTTGCGCCAAAGAGGTATTACTTATGAACAACTAGTGAAAAGCATTCTCTTCATGGAACATAATGATGAATATGATAATGATGAATTAAAGAGAAATTGTGATGAATTATTTGGTAAATTCCGCATTATCATTTCTAATTATAGACCAGAAGATAGACCTCTTCCTGAAGTTCAACCGCCTAATGTATCTTCTGCGCCATCCGTTCCGCCAATTGTTGACTACGAAGCTCAACCCAAGAGAAGAATAAATCTACATTCACTATAATTAAGGTAAGATTGTATTATTATTTGTTGAATAATGTAAGTTAAAATTATACATAAAGAAAAGGTGAGAACACTTGTTCAATAAACCTTTTTTTATTTTGTATTATTATGAAAGAGAGAAAAATACAAAATGAATGGATATACATAAAAAAATCAAATATTCATGGATTAGGAGTGTTCGCTAAAAAAGATATACCAAAAGGAACAAAAATTACAGATTACTATGGTAAAGAAATGACGTGGAAAAATTTTACAAAAAAGTATGGTACATATAAATCAAATTCTCTCTACACTTATCCGATGAGAAGAATATGGAAAATAATTGTTGCGAAAGAAGAACCATATAAAACAAAAAATATAGTAAATTATATAAATGAACTACCTAATAAGACAAATTGTGAACTGAAATTAAAAGCGCTTTATTCAAAAAAAGATATTAAAAAAGATGATGAATTATTATTGGAATATCCGAAAGATTACAATCGTTTTTGGTTAAAAAATAAAACAAAAAATAAAACAAAAAAGAATAGAAAATAATATCATAGTTTATTAATGTATAATTTTATTAACAGAACAAATTATAAATATAGACCAAGAATAACTGGCAAATTTTTAGAGAGAAGAGGGACGCCTCCTCAACCAATAATTACCGCAAAATCTTTCTCTCTATTTAGTCAACCATATTTAGATAGAATTAACAAATGTTATAAAAATATTGTCGTAATAAACTTAATACCAAAAGGTCCGTTAGCCGATATTGTTAAATTCATACATTTTCCTCCTTTAAGTGAGTTTAAACAAGATAGTCCGTGTAACAATATAAAAAAATGTGGATATGTATTATCTTCGTTAGATGGTTGTAATAATCAAGGGTGCGACAATTTAATGGTAGTAGATGAAATACCGAATTTAATGTCTTATTTAATGGAAAACGGATATACAGTCGATACAAGTATTACAAAAATGTTTAACCAAAGTGAAATAAGAGTAGACACAAATACAGGTAATAAATTAATATGTTATGTTACTTATAATGGATGAAAAAATAGTATACAATGAAACGCATATAAAATTTCTCTCTACATGAAACAAAATAAAATGAAATAAAATATAAAATTGATATAAAATTATTATTTATTATGTAAATTATAAATAATAGATTATGATGGAAGAAATAAACTTTGAATCATTAAATCTAAGTATACCAGAACTTATAAAAAATTATTCTATAGAACAACAGAGAGAAATATTTGAATATTTAAGTGGATTAAATGAATTAGAGAGAACAGCGTATGAAATCGCCTATAATCATCTTGGGACTTCATTTAATATATATAAAAGTAATGGATTTAAAGAGTGGAAAGAATCTAAACATTAAATCTAACTTTCTTTGATTTAAGTTTACGTTTAAATAATCTTCTTTTAGTTTTATGTTTACTTCCTCCAGTAGTGTTATTAGGTTGTTTAAGAGGTTCTTGAAATTCATTGATAGACTCAGTAGTACGATTATTAATTTCTTCGGAAATTTTCTTTTTTTCTTTTAATTCTTTTATTCCCTCATCAAAATTTCCAATAAACTCTTTAGTTGCATCAGAAGACGCCTCAACTGCTTCAGAACTGGCTTCAATTACAGCGCTAACTGCTTTAGAACCATCATTAAACGCTTTCAATAAATCTATTACACCGCCTACACCAGGAACTGCTGCCGCTACATCAGTCGCTACTCTTACTGCGCCAGATAGCGCAGCGCCAGTTATTTTTTCTGTAGATTTAGCGGCAACGTTTACTGCTTCATCAAGCGGTTTTTCCATTGCTTTAACAGTAATCGTAGCGATTTCTCCGGCGTTATCAATGGCTTCTTTTACTTCAGCTTTAACTTCAGGGTCATCCATTGCTTCATTAAATATTTCAGATGATTTTTTCATAATATCAGCGGTATCTTGCGCGGCTTGTTCAGTTGCTTGTGTGACTTGTTCACTCGCTAATACTTCATTTACATCATTTAATACCGCAGCAGTAGTTTTATCCGCGGCGTCTTGTACAGCAGCGGTAGTAGTATTGGCATTTTCTTTAAGTGCGTCTATAGTTTCAGTTGTAGCGTTACCTATCTCATCTATTTTTTTATTTAAATCATTTTGATTAATATTTTCTTCATTCGGTTTGTCTACTCTTTCAAGACCGATTATTTTTAATCCAGCGTCTGTAGCGCTAGTAACTGCCGATGAAGTCGCGTCACTAATTTTATTTCCTATCATATCGAGGAGTCCTTCTCTCTCTGTAGAACCACCTTTTTTAAATGTTTTGTTATTTTTATTTTTATTTTTATTTTTATTTTTACGTCTAGTAAGTTTAGTCATATTTATATTATAATAAGAAGTTTAAATTATTATAATATCACAATAAATTTATTTATTTTTTTGTTGTATTTTCTTAAAATCAGAAAATTTCATCGCATATTTTTTATCAATAACTTTTCTATGAATTTTCTTATTAAATGAAAAATTGGCTAACTTTCCCTCATAAGCGTATCGATTTGCTTTTTCTTTTAACAATATTTTTTCATTTTCTTGTTTTTCAGTAAGTTGTCTATTGGGAATACTATTTTTAGGTGGCGCAGCAATATTAATATGTCCTGTTCCCGCTTCTTTATTATAACTTTTAAACTTAGCGAAAACACTCTTTTTTTCTTGATTTTGAGTTTGAGTATTAGATTTAAGTAAGTCTTCTTTTTTTCGCTTTTCTTCTTCTTCCTTTTCCTTTCTCTCTTTTTCCCATTTTTCTTCTGCGATTTTTAATTCTTCCTCCATATCGACAAAAATAGGTCTACAGTTAAATTGTTTTACAAACTTCCTACCAACGGGTTCTAAATATCTATAAGGAATCGTAGAATCACTATAATATTTAAACGCTTCTCTTTCAATATCGTAAGTCATTAATACATTACCTAATGGGGTATATTCGATTATATAACAGTCTTTAATTCTATCTAAATGTTTTTTAGTAACAAATTGTTTCGCTAGTTGTTGCGCTTGTTTAATGTCCTGCTCTGTTCCTTCAACTGTTTCATGTTTTAATTTAATTAATTTTATCTTTTCCAATAAATCATTCTCTTTTTCATGTAATTCTTTTATTTTATTGTTTACATTTCTCTCATCGTCTGAATTACAATAATTATAATCATCTTTTTCCAACTCTGTTAATTCAACTTCTATATTACCTAATTCATCTTTTACTTTTTCTACCTCATTAAAATAACTATTTTTTATAATGTTATAAAACTCTATAATTTTTGATGACTCTAGTTCTAGTTCTTCAGGAGTAAATTCAAATTCTTTGTTTAGTTTTCTAATTTCATCTAAATATTTATGTTCGTACTTAACTATATTTTTTTCTTCTGCTGTAGAATCGGCATTATTTGCGTTGTCATCTGATTCGTTTTCAGTATCAGATAAATTATCATTATAAATAAAGTATTCCGGAAAAATTAAACTATTATAATAATTTATAAAATTTATAATATTCAAATATATTTTGTTTAATTCAGTTAAAACATGGTATTGATTTTCCATTAAATAAATATTCCACCATATCATTCCAATAAAAAAAAACAATTCTTTGTTCATTAAATTTATTATTAAATTATTTTTAAATCATTTCATTATTAAGATGTTTAATTCTTTCAGAAAACAATTGTTTAATTTCAATAGAGAGATCAGGTAATTCTATTAGTTCATAGTTTTTTTCTTCAGAATCAGGATGTAATCTAACTAAGAATAAATCTTTTATTTTTTTATCATATTTTGTTTCTAAAATAACTTTATATATATTGAGTTGTAAAGCGTAATGCCAAAAATTCGAATCTGGTAAATGGCATATGAGTGGTGTTATCGAAAATTTATTAAAATTATTTATTCTTGTTATATTTTTAGATCGTTTCCAATCATAAATAGATAAAGTACCGTCAGGATTTTCATAAATCATATCGACAGAACCTGCGATTTTTGTATCTTCATGATATATAGTCCATTCGGTTCTATATGGTTTTAATTGTTGATGGTCTTTTATAAAATTAATAAAATATTGCCATTCAATTGATTTTGAATTATGTTTATCTTTATTATCACACCAATAAATTTCATATAATTCTTTATTCGTATAATCAAATTGAAAACGCTTATCGTTATTAAAACACTCTATTTCATAGTGTAGATTTGTTCCAGCTTCAGCGCCATTAGAAGAACTCCATTGTGTCTTAATTTGTTCTTTTGACATTCCCCAATATTTATGCCCTTCTCTCCATTTATCGCTTGACATCATTTTATCTATTATTTTATCGGAATCGAATTTTTCAAAATGCTCATGAACCCAAGTTGTAACTGAAGTATAAGAATTGGTTTCATCCGTTAAAATAATATATTTATGTGAATTTTCATAAAATTTTATATTTTTATCACGTAAGTGAATATTTCTTAAACTTAAAACAGGATATAATGTTGACTTCATAATAAATATATATTTATGTATTTATTATGTGTTTATTATTTTTATTTCAATTTTATTATTTAATTTTATTTTCTACAACATTTATACGTTTTTTTAGTTCTTGAATTTCTTTTACTAAAATCGATATGAGACCATTATAATCAATCGATTGTAGTTCTTTACCGTCTTTTTCTCCTTCAACCAAAAAAGGATATACTTCTTGTAATTCGTGCGCTATAAATCCAGTCGTTTCCTTGTTTGTATTTTTTAATTTATATTTTATTGGCATTAAATTATCAACATTAAATGAATCGTCTAATTTTACTATTTGTTCTTTTATGCGATAATCAGATGTTGATTTATAAGAGGTTGCTCTCACATTACCACTAACATCTAATGTATAACTTGGTATTGTCGTCCCTATACCGACATTTCCGGAACTAGTTGCTAAATAAGAATTATTTGTGGATACTAAATTGGTAAAAGATCCAGTCGCACCACTAATCCCAGCGGGCGCTAAAATTTGTTGCGATGCGCTTAAATTGGTAAAAGATCCAGTCGCACCACTAATCCCAGCTGGCGCTAAAATTTGTTGCGATGCGCTTAAATTGGTGAAAGACCCAGTCGCACCACTAATCCCAGCTGGCGCTAAAATTTGTTGCGATGCGCTTAAATTGGTGAAAGACCCAGTAGCGCCAGTAATCCCAGCGGGCGCTAAAATTTGTTGCGA